ATTGAATTGAATCTAGATCAAGTAGCATTATCTGAAAATATTAAATCTAAGATGTTAAATGAATATAAAAACATCTTAAAATTATTAAATTTTTCAAGCACTGGATATGAAATTTTTAGACGTTGGTATATCGATGGTCGTTTATATTACCATTGTGTAATTGATATTAATCGACCAGAAAAGGGTATACAGGATTTAAGACCAGTAGATCCTCTTAAAATTCGAAAAGTAAGAAAAGTAGAAAGAGAAAATCAAATCATCAATGGTATACAAACACCAATTGTAAAGAAAATTGATGAATATTATGTTTATACTGATATAGATCCTGATGCTATTTTACCAACATCAAATATTGGTATGAAGATAGCCGTGGATTCTATTGCTTATTCTACTTCTGGTTTGGTAGATTATGCCAGCAAAAGAGTAATAAGTTATCTACACAAAGCAATTCGACCCTTAAACATGCTTCGGCAAATTGAAGATGCGGTTGTTATTTACCGCATGTCAAGAGCACCAGAACGAAGAGTATTTTATGTAGATGTTGGTTCTTTACCAAAACAAAAAGCCGAACAATACATGAGAGAACTCATGAATCGTTATCGTAATCGATTAATTTACGATCAAAAAACGGGAGAAATTAAAGATGATAGAAGCCATCTTTCAATGCTTGAAGACTATTGGATTCCAAGAAAAGATGGTAATCGCAGTACAGAAATAACTACCCTTGATGGTGGTCAAAATCTTGGACAGATGGAAGACGTAGAATATCTGCAAAGAAAACTTTACAGAGCCTTGAATGTACCTATTTCTAGACTTGAAACTTCAACTGGTTTTAATATGGGCCGAACCTCAGAAATAACCAGAGATGAAGTTAAATTCTATAAATTTATTGAAAGAATGCGCCATAAATTTGCATCTCTTTTCTTAGAATTATTGAAGAAACAGTGCATTCTGAAGGGTATTTTAACCCAGAACGATTGGGAAAAGATCTCTCAGGATATTATCTTTAATTTCAACAGAGATTCGTATTTCAACGATCTGAAAGAAAATGAAATTCTTCGTGAGAAAGTCGAGATGTTAAATATTCTCGCTAATTTCACAGGAACATTCTATTCTACAAATTATATTCGTAAAAATATTCTTAAGATGACAGATCAGGAAATGGCTCAAATTGATCAAGAAATAGAGATCGAAAGACGTAAGCAATTAGAGCAACAAATGCAGGCCCAGGCCGCAATGCCACCTGAAGAACAGCAATGAAAGTTTACTTTTATGATAAGGAAACTCTAAAAAAAGAGCTTAAGAATAAATCAAATAAAGCTCTTATGGTTAGATTTAAAAGCCATACTAGTGTATCAATACCTAAAAATATATTAGAAATTATTCAAAATTTATCCAAAAATGATAGAACTTTTATGAAAAAGTTGCTTTCAAGTGAAAATAACTTTATTTTCTTCTTGACAAATTTCATAAAAAAATAAATAAAAATAACGGAGAATAAAAAAATGGAAAAATTAAACGAAGCAGTGGTACATTTAATCAATGAAGATGTTGTAAATGCAAAAAAAATTATAGAAAACGAACTGTATGTTCGTCTTGGTAGTCTTTTGGAAAACGAACTCAAGAATTATGCACCAACACTCTTTAGCGAAAAAGCAAAATTAGCTAAAAAAGATTATGATGGTGATGGAAAAATTGAGACTGGTTCGCAGGAATTTCTTGGTTCGAAAGATAAAGCCATTAAAAAATCCAAAGGTATGAGAGCTGAATCTATAGAAGAATCAGATGATGAACTTCTAGAAGAAGATGCATTTATTGAAGAACTTCAACAATTAGTTGAGTCAATCGAAGAAGATATTGGTGAAGAACTCACCGAATCCGAAATCGAAGAATTGGCCAATATTCTATTAGAAGAAAGTGGTCCAGATGAAGATGAAGAAGAAGATTTCGAAGAAGATTTTGAAGAAGAAGAGTCCGAAGAAGAAAGCCAATAAAAGGAAAAAATAATGCTTTTAATAAAAGAAAATAATGATTCAGATATTGTAATTTCTGAAGCCGTTGATAACGGTGCAAAATCATGGTTTATTGAAGGCAAAATGATTCAGTGCAATAAGCCAAACAAAAATAACCGTATGTACGTTACAGAACATATGGATGCAGAAGTTGCACGCTATACCCAAAATTATATCAAAGAAAATAGAGCTTTAGGTGAATTAAATCACCCACCAACCGCAGATATAGATCTCTCAAGAGTATCCCATAAAATCGTTAGATTGGAAAGAAATGGTAATGATTTTTATGGTAAAGCTAAAATATTATCATCAACTCCGATGGGTAATATTGCAGAAAATCTTATCAAAGAGGGTGTTAAAATGGGCGTTTCTACCAGAGGACTTGGTTCTTTGGTTAAAATGAATGGTTTTAATCAAGTTCAACCGGATTTTAAGCTTGTTGCAGTAGATCTGGTATCCGATCCATCAGCACAAGATGCCTATGTAATGGCACTTAGAGAAGGCAAAGAATGGGTATGGGTAAATGAATTTTTGCCAGAAAGTCAAGTAAATCAACAATATAAGACTTTAAAGAAGGCTAGTAGCAAAAAATTAGAAGAAGCTGCTATAAAAATCTTTAAAGATTTTATGCGTTCTTTATAAGTGGAAAAATAATTTTTGCTAAATAATAATATAATAATTTAATGGAGAATATATGAAACAAAAGAAAGCAGTTTTCGCAGCAAATGGTGTAGGAACAATGGCCGCAAATGGCGTTGAACCACAAGATGCTGGCAACGAAGTTATTCCAGACGGAACAGCACAACGAAACATGGCATCACTCAGACCAGGCGGTGGTATTTCTGGAATGTTGGCCATGAAACAAAAAACAGGAACCGCAATGTATCCAGAACAGGATACAGAGGAAGAAGAAGGCGATATGGAAGAGCGAAAGGAATCAGTATCTCTTGATATTTCCGATTTTGCCAATGCACTTTTCGAAGGCGAAGAACTTAGCGAATCATTCAAAAATAAATGCATCGCTGTATTTGAAGCCGCCGTCAACGAAAAAGTTTCTCTGATGGAACAAGCCATGCTTGAAGCATCAAAGAAAATCATTGAAGAACAAGTCGCTGAATCAGTCGGCACAATCACAGAAGGTGTTGATAAATATCTCACCTATGTTTGTGAAGAATGGATGAGTGAAAATCGTCTTGCTGCTGAACAAGGCATGAAGACTGAAATTGTTGAGAACTTCATTCACGGCCTCAAGGATCTCTTTGAGAACAGCTTCATTGATGTTCCAGATGAGAAATACAATGTTGTTGATGAATTGTTCGAAGCAAATAGCGAACTTGAGTCACAACTCAACGCTCAAATCAATGAAAATCTTGAACTCAAGAATTCACTCATTGCTCATCAATGTGCAGATGCATTCGTTCAAGAATCAGCTGGTTTAGCAGATACCGAAATTGAAAAACTCGCCGCTCTTGCAGAAGGCATTGAATTCTCAACCGTTGATCAATACAGAGAGAAAGTCAAGCTTCTTCGTGAATCATATTTCAATGGTTCAGAACAACCAGTACATCAAATAGATGAAAGCGTTTCTTCATCTGTTAAACCAATTGTAGAGTCTGGAAATGACATGGATTATATCGTCCGTGCAATCTCCGAACAGGTCAAACACTCAAATCGTAAATCGTAAAAAATAAAAAAGTATAAATAAAAAAAGTATAGGAGAAAATAAATGGACTTTAATAGCGTTACACCTTATGACACAATTTTAGAGAGATGGAATGCTGTGATTGATCACCCAGATCTTCCAGCAATCGATGACGTTTATCGTAAGAAGACTACCGCAGTTCTTCTTGAAAATCAAAGAAAAGCTCTTCGTGAGCAAGCTGGCTTCCTTTCAGAAGCCCCAACAAACTCAATGAGTGGTGGTTTTGCTGTATCAGCTGCCACATCATCACCTAACTCAGCACTTCAAGGTTATGATCCTATTCTGATCAGCCTTGTTCGTAGAGCAATGCCAAATGTTGTTGCATATGATGTTGCTGGCGTTCAGCCAATGACTGCACCAACTGGACTTATCTTTGCCATGAGAGCAAGATATGACGGTCAAAATGGTCTAGAAGCCATGTATGATGAACCAGTTGCTTCCTTTGCTGGTGCTTCTGGTGCAACACAAGGTACTGGATATTCTGGTGGTTATACCTATTCAAATCCATTAGGTGCTGCTGGTGGAACTGGTTGGACAAATGTTCTTGCCCTTAGAACAAATCAATTTAATTTCTTCCGTGGATTCTTGACTGGCGATGCAGAAAATCTTTCAGCTTCTTCTTCCCAGGCAAGTACTAATGGTATCGCCACTGGTTTCCGTGAAATGGCCTTCAGTATTGAACGTGTTGCTGTTGAGGCTCGTACCCGCGCACTCAAGGCAGAATACACAACTGAACTTGCCCAAGATCTCAAGGCAGTTCATGGTCTTGACGCTGAATCAGAACTCGCAAATATTCTCTCAGTTGAAATTCTCAATGAAATCAACAGAGAAATCATTCGTGCAGTTTATGCATCAGCTAAAGCTGGTTCACAACAAACTGATCTTTCGAATGTTGGTAGCTACGATTTAGTAACAGATTCAGACGGTCGTTGGTCAGCAGAACGCTATCGTGGCCTCATGTATCAAATCGAACGTGAAGCTAACGTAATTGCAAAAGAAACTCGTAGAGGTAAGGGTAACTTCATTCTTTGTAGCTCAGATGTTGCATCTGCTCTCGCAATGGGTGGATTCCTCAATCTTTCACCAGCACTCAATGTTCAAATGAATGTCGATGATACTGGTAACGTCTTTGCTGGTGTTCTCAATGGTAGATATAAAGTTTATATTGATCCATTCGTTCCTGCTGGTATAGATTTCTTCTGTGTTGGTTATAAGGGTACTTCGCCATATGATGCTGGTATTTTCTACTGTCCATATGTTCCTCTACAAATGGTAAGAGCAGTTGGTGAAAATACCTTCCAACCAAAGATCGGCTTCAAGACTCGTTACGGAATGGTTGCAAATCCATTCGCTGGTGGTCGTACAGCTAATGTTGGTCTTGGTGATGGTTTAAATACTTACTACCGTTTAACCAGAGTTACTAGTTTACATGGTAATCAAGCCTAATAATTAGATTTGATAATAGAATAAAGCAAAGGGTTGGGTAAAACCAACCCTTTGTTATTTTATAAATATTGTTATGGGATTTAACAATATACCAGATTCTGTTAAGCAATATTTACCAGGAGATTTTTTGGCCACAAATCCAAATATTCCGGTAAATACTAATTTTTTAACAAATAATAAATTTATTTTTATGTTGGATAGATGCCCAACAATTGCATATTTTTGCCAAAGAGCAAATGTACCATCTGTATCATTAGGAGTATCAATTCAGAATACACCAACAGCAATACAAATTCAACGACCCGGTACAAATGTTACTCTTGAGGAGTTTCAGATTGGGTTTGCGATAGATGAAGATCTTCTCAACTGGCGCGAAATTCATAACTGGATAAAAGCAATAACTTATTATGGAAATAATTGTCAGATTTTAAAAGAAGAACAACAAACAGCAAATGCATCTTTATTAATTTTAAACAGTTCGTATAGACCATTTCTTAAAGTTAGATTTTATGATATCTTCCCAACATTTTTAAGTGGTATTGATTTTGATTCGACATTACCAGATACAGATAATATAATTGCATCGGTAAATTTTGCATATTCTTATTTTGACATTGAAACTATTTAATGATATAATTTTAAAATGAATTTAAATGAACTTAAACGTCTTGTAGAAGAAGACTTAAATATTGATTCAACTGAACTTGGTTCAGAAGTATTACGATCTCCTCAATTACATAACAAATATTTGTGTTTTTTACTAGATGAGAAGCATAATCTTAATCTGATGGAATCGATGTTGAAGATTACAGAAAAAGATAAATGGCTTTATTATACTGGTAAGATGAGTGAAGAAGATCTCAAAAAGCATAACTGGGAACCATTTGATCTTGCCATCATTAAACAAGATGTTGATCGCTTTATAGAATCAGATAAACAATATTCTGATATGAAAATAAAAGTAGAACAACAAAGAGAAAAAGTTAATTATCTTGAAAATGTTATCAAGATAATGTCAAATCGTGGATGGAATATTAAATCTGCTATTGAGTGGGTCAAATTCACTCAAGGAATTTCATGATAGAAATAGAAAAAGTAGATGAAAGTTTTATAAAAATAAAATGCGAAGAAGATATCGCAAGAGAACTTTCATCCTTTTTCACATTTAAAGTTCCAAATCATGAATATACACCAGCATATAGAAAAAAGAAATGGGATGGTAAGATTCGTTTATTTAATCTTGCATCAAAAACAATATATGCTGGTCTTTTAGACTATATCATAAAATTTTTACACGAAAGAAATTATTCATATAAGTTAAATTTTAATACAGATTCTATCGATAATAATTCTTTTGAGGAATGGTTTACAAAACAAAAAATATATTCTAATAAAAAAGAATTAAAAGCGCATGATTATCAATTAGATGCTGTTAAGCAAGCATTAAATAAACAGAGAATATTATTACTTTCACCAACAGGTAGTGGTAAATCGTTAATAATTTATTTAATTTTACGATATCTTTTAGAAAAAGATCAGAAAAAATACCTAATAGTTGTTCCTACTACTGGTCTTGTGAACCAATTATACAATGACTTTGCTGATTATTCAAACAAAGATGTACAATTTTTACAAAAAATTCATACCATCTTTGCTGGTAAAGAAAAAATAACAAACAAAAAAATTGTAATATCTACTTGGCAAAGTATATTTAAAGAACCAGAATCATTTTTCAATGAATTTGATGGTATCTTTGGAGATGAATGCCATTTATTTAAAGCGAAATCATTATCATTACTTGTTCGTAAAATGAAACAAACCAAGTATCGTATAGGAACAACAGGTACTTTAGACAATACTGAAGCACATAAACTAATCATAGAAGGTTTATTTGGTAGATCTTATGCAGTAACAACAACAAGAGAATTAATTGATGATAATATCTTATCTAAATTAAATATCAATAATATTTTGCTATCTTATGATGAGTTTCCAAAAAAACCTTTATATGTACAAGAAATAGAATGGTTAATATCCAATGATCTTCGTAATAATTTTATTGCAGATTTAGCCTGCAAATTAAAAGGCAATGTTCTTGTACTCTATAATTTCGTTGAAAAGCATGGATTACCTTTATTTGATAAAATAAAACAAAGGAATAAAAAAGATGTTTTTCAGATCCACGGTAAAACTGATGTTGAAGAAAGAGAATTAATTCGTAATATCGTAAATAAACATACAAATAGTGTTCTTGTTGCTTCGTATGGAACATGTAGTACAGGAATCAATATCAAGAATATAAATGCTATTATTTTTGCCTCACCGTCCAAATCCGTTGTGCGTGTTCTTCAATCAATCGGCAGAGGTCTACGTAAATCCGAAACTAAAGATAATGTAGTTGTATATGATATAAGTGATGATTTGCACTACAAGTCATATAGGAACCATACCTTAAGACATATGGATGAGCGTTTGACCATATATAATAATGAGAAGTTCACATACAAGACAGTAAAAGTGAAGTTAGGAGCCAAATGAATAAAAATACAAAAATCTTCAAACTAGTTAGTGGTGAAGAAATAATTGGCAATCTTTTAAATAATGATAATGATTCTGTTCTTAAGATTGAAAATCCAATGGTTTTCAAAACAGCAACCATGCTTGATACTCGCGGAGTCCCGCATGATGTGACAATATTAAAGGATTGGATGTTAAGATCAAATGAAAAAGTTGCAAACTTGGCAAAAGAACAAGTATCTATTTCATTCAATCCAAATGAAAAAACTTTAGAACTTTATAATATTGAAATGTCAAAAAATAATATTTCGCCACAGGAAATATTAGACGCTGGTTCTGTAAAAGATAATTTTATGAATCCACTTGATGAAATCATGGATTCTTATATGAGTAATTTGATTGATCTTGCAAAACAAGAACAACCAAGACGAAGAAAAGCCAAAAAGAAAAGAAGACAACCAGAGCCAGAACAAGATGAATTAAGTCTTGAATCTTTAATTCCTAATGAATTGAAGGAAAGACCCATGATTTATCTTTCAATGGTTATTCCACCAGAATGTATTATGAATCTAATGACGGCTGGTATTCTTGATCCAGAACAATTACTTGAAATCATCAATGAAGTAAAGAAAAAAAATAACTTTACTGGTGATGAAAAGAAGCGGGAAGACTTTGGAAATAAATTATCAGACTGGAATCCAGATCCAAAATCTAATGATTATAGCGATCCAGAGTCTTAATTAGTCTTAGTTACTTACTAAGTATTATTACTTTATCCCTTTCTCTCCCCACAAGGGGAATTATAAGCAGAACCTGAAAACTGTCAAGTAAAAACTTGAAATTTTGTAGAAATCTGTTATAATGAAAGAGGAGTATAAAATGGCAGAAGATATAATAGAAAAAGAATTAAAATCATTACGACATTACGTTGACAACGAAAAATTTCTTAAATCCATGAATGAATGGAAAAAAGAAGTGAAGAAGGCCGAGAAGAAAGGCCAGAAGCGACCCCCGGTAACGGATTATATAGCAGAATGCTTTATAATGATCGCTGAACACCTTTCTCAACGGCCTAATTTTATTAATTATCCATTTAGAGAAGACATGGTAGGGGATGGTATAGAAAATTGTATTGCTTACGCACACAATTTTGATTCGGAGAAATCTTCAAATCCATTCTCGTATTTTACACAAATAATTTATTATGCTTTT